GTGACAGCAAGTCGAACAGTCTCGAAGCCACCGACCACGCCGAGAGTGAGAAAGGAGACGAGGACGTTCAAGCGAACGAGCCCTTCGAGGTTGGACTCTTTGGCTTCACGTCGTTCCTCACGTTCCATCAACCATGATGCAAAGCGTTGAGTGCGGGTGGATTTTTCAATTGGAGATTCGATTTCATCAGACATTTTGGTTCACTTCCTTGATTAGCTGAAGGACGCCCTGGTCCGGGGTCAGCACAATTGGTTCGAGAACGACTAGATAATTTGCATCTTCGATATCGGCAATATTGCGAATGAAGAGGTCTTGTGTAATCACGTGGTCCGGGTCAACAACTCCGAACGTCATCAACCTCGTTGCATTTGTTGTCGTTATTCCCGCCCATGCAATTTGGTTACTGTCACCAGCATCCATCGAGTTGGTGGTGGTGGTCTCCTTTGTCAAAATACATTCAGGGTCATCGCCACTTGCTTGACTTTTGGCCCACACATAGAACTCTTTGACAATCATACCATGAGTGTAACGTCCATCGTCAACAATCAAGCGAAGCGTTGTTTGAGCGGGAAGCCGTCCTCGAAGAGTGTATTTCCTCATCGCTTCTTGCCCCCGGCTATCTTGTGTGCTTCTTTGACTGCACGTTTGAACCCGTTGGACTTCCACTTACCGTTCTTCAATTTGTATTTCGGAGCGATCCGTTTGAATGCCGCCTTGTATTTCCGGGCGTATGCTGATGCCTTTTTCTTCTTCGGGGCTTTGGCAGCTGCGACGGCTCCGGTGGTCGTCCCTTCGACGAAGCCTTGGACCAGGGACGGCGGCAGACCTGTCAACGTCGCCGTCGGGACTAGAAGACTGTCAGCAAGCACACGAAGACGTGCGGCAAGGATCAACCTCTCATCAGGAGTCATCTAGAAACCTCACTGTTGGGAAAGTGCAAGGGCCATGGCGGCACTGGAAGACAAGGTTTCAACGGTGCATTCGAGGACCACGCTAAACTCACTTGAACAGATTGCCATGGTCTGGTCCACACCAACGTAGATTTGTTCAACACCAACAAGGTAGCCGTTCGTCCACGCTTGTGGACCGACGTTGATGCGCTCTGACATGGTCATGGTTTCACCAGCGGCCCCGGCTGACATGTAGAGGGTACCAGAGGAGATTACTGACTTATCAGTGGCCCCGACCAAAGCGGCTTGGCTTTGAGTGGTGAGTTGGAAGGATGCCTGATGGTTTTGGTTGGCGGTCACTGCTGGAACGTCCAAGGCGGAATCCCAAACGACCTCTGCTCGATGTATGCGAAGAACCGACTTGCCCAGGGCGTCAACGTATGCGCCCAAGTCAATCGAGTTCTGTGCGAAGTTCGTCGTGTCCCAGTTTACTTTTGCTCTGATGAAGAAAGAATCACTCTTTGCCATGTTTCGCCCAAGAACATCTAGTGTATAAAGTACACTACCCATCCGGCACCTTAATCTTCTTCTAGGCTCTCGCACGGAAGAGATGAGGGGCTGATAGGCTAGTGCGTGTAATATGTATAAGTAAGTACATATACTGCCTAGTCTTGGGAGTGTTATGGCCAAGAATAAAACCATCAGTCTAGACGAAGACACAGCCCGAATTGCCGACAGATTGCCCAACTTTAGCAGGTTTGTACGTCAATGCCTGCTTCAACACGCTCGTAATGCGACGTCATCGTACAAGGATGGCGATGAACACCTGCACATTGCACCACCAAGCGCACGGATTTGGGGAGAAACTAAGGACAAGTGCAACCCAATGCACAAGAAAGGACGTTGTCCGATTTGTTGGGGGTCTGAATGATGGCTCAACAACGTACATTTCTTTGTGAATGTGGCAAGGTCAACACTCGTCCTTTGGCTCAACGTTCTCCCCGATACACGGAAGACCGCCCTGAGCCTTCGTACCACGGCTTGCGGTGGGACTTTGTCCCGGGCGACGTCGTTCATGTGGGCCTCACGTGCAATGGAAAGTCAAAATCATGCCGTCGAGAGTACGTTTGGCTCAAGCCGCCTGCTGGAGACCCTTACGTTAACGTGCGGAAGGTGTCAGAATGACTGTCTTCTGTCCACGATGCAACAAGCCGGTGATTGTTTGTCCATCGTTCAAGGCTGATTTTTGGATTTGTGACAAATGTTGGTTTGGTGAAGAAGAATGAACGAGAAACAGGTGGAACTTGTTCAAACTGTGATGGACATGATCGCACACCAGGGCGACATGATGGAAGATGACACGTTTTATTCTCCGCCCATGTGGATAATGGACAATTGGTGGCACACGTTGAACGCCGTTCTCAAACTCAGAGATACGGAATCATCGTGACAGCAAGTCGAACAGTCTCGAAGCCACCGACCACGCCGAGAGTGAGAAAGGAGACGAGGACGTTCAAGCGAACGAGCCCTTCGAGGTTGGACTCTTTGGCTTCACGTCGTTCCTCACGT